AAATTCTATTATATATTATGAAACAACAAGTTAAGATAAGTAAAGTAAAGGGAAATCCTAACAATCCTAGAATAATTAAGAACGATAAATTTAAAAAGCTAGTAAAGTCAATACAAGAATTTCCTGAGATGTTAAAGCTAAGACCAATTGTAGTTGATGAGGATATGATAGTCTTAGGTGGTAATATGAGATTAAAGGCAAGTAAAGATGCAGGGCTAAAAGAAGTATGGATTGAAATAGCAGAAGGACTTACTGAAGAACAAAAGAAAGAGTTTATAGTTAAAGACAATGTAGGGTTTGGTGAATGGGAATGGGATATGTTAGCTAATGAATGGGATAGCGTACAACTTGCTGAATGGGGATTAGATGTATGGGAAAATGAAGATGATAAAGAGCCTGAAGCAGGACTAATAGAAGATGATGAAATACCTGAAGTAAAAGAAAGCAAAGTAAAGAGAGGTGATATTTGGCAACTAGGAGAGCATAGAATAATGTGTGGAGATAGTACAAGCTCAGATGATGTTGCTAAACTAATGAATGGAGAAAAAGCTGATATGGTATTTACCGACCCACCTTATAATATAGATTTTCAAGGAACAATGAGTTGCACTTCAAAAGATGGAGAAATAATTACAATGAAAGATGGTTACTCAGTTCCTAATAGTCAATATGAAGGAATTAAAAATGATAAGAAAACAAAGGAAGAATTTAAACCATTTATAGAAAAAACACTTGAAAGGATAAAAGAATATGTTATTGGTGGTTGGTATGTATGTTTTTCTTCATCTACTATTGAAGAATTATTAAATCCATTAATAGAACAAGGAATGAGATGGAAAAGCATTATAATATGGAACAAAAATCAATCACCAATGGGTGGGGGTAATTTTAGAAAGAAGTATGAGCCTATTGTTTATGGATATTTTAATAATAATTTTTATGGTAAAGAGTATTCAGAAGATGATGTGTGGGATATAGATAGAACAAGGAAAAATGATTTACATCCAACTATGAAACCTATACCATTAATAGAAAAAGCTATTGGTTATTCTTCAAAAAAAAATGAAAGTGTTTTAGATTTATTTCTTGGTAGTGGCTCAACACTAATAGCAGCAGAAAAACTAAATAGAAAATGTTATGGTATGGAATTAGACGAAAAGTACTGTGATGTAATTATAGAAAGATGGGAACAATTTACAGGACAAAAAGCAATAAAGAATGGAACAGAATAGAACAAAGATTAACAAAGAGAGATTACTCAAAGCATTAGAAAGTTCTTTAGGAGTAATAACAACAGCTTTAAAAGCAACTGACTTAAGTAGAACAAACTTTTATAAATGGATAAAAGAAGATGAAGAATTTGCAGCTAAGGTTGAAGAAATAGAAAACATACAACAAGATTTTATTAAGTCTAAGTATTATGAATGTGTAAAAGACAAAGTGCCTTCAGTTGTAATACACGCAGCTAAGACTAGGTTAGGTTGGAATGAAACAAACAGAGTAGATATAACTTCAGGTGATAAAGCTATTAATATGCCTGTAATAACATTTGTTGAAACTGATACTGAATAAGAAATACAATCCTTTATTCTCATCTGACGCTAGATACTTTATAATTACAGGCGGTAGAGGTTCAGGTAAGTCTTTTGCTGTTACAGTCTTTCTTACTTTACTTACAATGACTAAAGGGATTAGAATACTCTTTACTCGTTTTACAATGACATCAGCTCACTTATCAATTATTCCTGAGTTCTTAGAAAAGATAGGGCTGTTAGGTTTTGATGAAGTCTTTAGTATTAATAAAGCAGAAGTAGTTAATACAAGCAATCAATCAGACATCCTATTTAGAGGTATTAGAACTTCAGCAGGTAATCAAACAGCAAGTCTAAAGTCATTACAAGGAATAAGCACTTGGGTACTTGACGAAGCCGAAGAATTGGTTGATGAGAATATCTTTGATACTATTGATTTAAGTATAAGAGAAAAGAACATACATAATAGAGTAGTACTTATATTAAACCCTGTTACTAAAGAGCATTGGATATATAAAAGGTTTTTTGAGGACAAAGGAGTTGAAGGTGGATTTAACGGCTTTAAAGACAATGTATGCTACATACATACTAGCTACCTAGATAATATAATAAACCTCTCTCAGAGCTTCCTAGAGCGTATTAAGAGCATAAAGCATAGAAACTTTAAAAAGTATCATCACAAAATCTTAGGAGGTTGGTTAGACAAAGCAGAAGGAGTAGTATTTGAGAATTGGAGTATTGGAGAATTTAATCCTGATGGCTTACAAACTTCTTGTGGAATGGACTTTGGCTTTAGTGTGGACCCTGACAGCCTTACAGAAGTAGCTATTGACAAAAGGAAGCGTAAGATATATTTAAAAGAACATATCTATAAGAACGGATTAAAGTCAAATGAGTTAGCTCAAATCATATTAGACAAAGTAGATAATAAACTTATCATTGCTGACTCAGCAGAGCCAAGATTAATTGCTGACCTTAGACATTTAGGAGTAAACATTAAACCTGTTAAAAAAGGAACTATTGAAAGCGGCATTACTCGTATGCAAGACTATGAATTAATCATAACTCCTGAAAGCACTAACATAGCTAAAGAGCTAAACAATTACATATACGCTGACAAAGGTTCTAAGCTCTATGTAGATAACTACAATCACGCAATTGATGGTGTTCGTTATAATGTCATTTATCACTTAGATAACCCTAATGCAGGGAAGTATTATGTACAGTAAACTAAAAACAACAAATTTCTATTATATAACAGATGAAAGTAAAAGTCAAAAAGGAAGGTAAGGTAAAAGAGTTCAAATTGATTAGTAGTTGGGAAGATGTAACTCTTGAAAAGTGGTTACAACTTATTGACTTTGAAACAGGAACCAAAACAGAAGAAGCAGAGGAAACAATAGCAGCTTTATCTAACATTCCTAAGCAGTTAGTAAAAGAGTTAGCTTTATCAGATGTGGCAGTAATAATGAGTAGGATAGCACAGCTACAACAAGAGCAAGATACAAAGCTAAAAAGGATAATTGAAATAGATGGTATTGAGTACGGCTTTCATCCTGATTTAGATAGTATAACATTAGGTGAGTATGCAGACTTAGAAACATTTATTAAGGGTGGTATAGAAAAGCATTTACCCGAAGTAATGGCTGTTCTTTATAGACCGATAAAAGAAAAGAAAAATGATATTTATGTTATTGATGCTTATGATGGAAATATACGGCTTAGGACAGAAGAAATGAAAAAGATGTCAGCTGAACAGGTGCAAAGTGCATTGGTTTTTTTTTACACTTTAGGGAAGGAGTTGTCAGAGATTTTGCCATTGTATTTGATGGAGCGGCTGAAGGAAACGAAGACGCAATAGCAACAGAAAGCTTTGCAGAGAAGTGGTCGTGGTTTGGAGTTTTTTATAGATTGTGTAATGCTGAAATAGTAAACTTAGAAAGAATAACGAATTTAGGATTGTTGGAATGCTTAACTTGGTTAAGTTATGAAACAGACTTAAACTCACAAAACAAAGTAAATAGAAATGGTAAACAATAAGAGCTACAATAATGTAGTAAATACATTGCTTAGACTTGGTGAGGGTCACGACCAAATAAGCACAACTTCAGTAGGCGACATATATGACATCAATCTTGAAAAGATGGAGAAGTTTCCTTTAATGCACGTAAATCCTACTTCAGTAACAACAGGCGATAGTCAATTGAATTACAACTTTCAAGTGTTTATTATGGATATGGTTTCTGAAAAGTCAGATTGGCAAACTAGACAGCATCAGCTTTTAACTAAACTAGTAGACAGAGAGAATAACGAACAAGAAGTATTTAATCAAACACTAGGTATTTGCACAGATATTATAAGTATGCTTAGACACAGTTCAAGACAATCACTATTAGGAGTAAATGATATTAACGAACCTATTTATTTTACACAAGACCAATTCACTATAGAGCCGTTTCAGGAAAGATTTGATAACTTATGTTGTGGGTATGTATTTAATTTAGGAGTATTAGTTCAGAATGACTTCCAAACTTGTGATATTCCTGCAAGTTTAAGAGGTGCAGGTTACTAATGTTAAAATTTAAGATAGGAAGATTAATAGTTCAAATAGGGTGGAAGAAATTTAAAATAACAATAAAGCTATGAAGTACGAAGACATATTAGAAAAGCTAGAAGCAATAAGTATTGAGCTTGAAAGTTATAATGACTACCCTCAAGCAGCTACTAATAATGCTAAAAGAGCAAGAAAGTATAAAGAAGAAAATGGAAGCAGTTGCGGTACTAGAGTAGGTTGGACTCGCTCAGCACAGTTAGCAGATAGAAAACCTATTAGCAGAGATACAATAGCAAGAATGGCATCATTTAAAAGACATCAACAACATAAAGATGTGCCTTACTCAGAAGGTTGCGGAGGTATTATGTGGGATGCTTGGGGAGGTTCATCAGGTGTAAATTGGGCAATAAATAAACTTAAACAAATAGATAAAAAATAAAATGGCAAACTTAATCACAACAATCTCAGAAGGAGTTACTTTAAATGGCTCAGTAAGAGGAACAACAAACACAATTACAACTACAGGTATTATAGATGTATTTGAAAGAATATTAACTTGTACTCATTCACAGACTACAACAGTAGCAGTATTTAATTCAACTCCTTATGGGGCTGATGGTGCTTTAGATGTAGAGAACTGTAAGTACTTGAGAATAACTAACTTGAGTGCAGACCAAGATATGAAAGTAGCTTTTGTAACAGCAGCTACAAACTATCAAGTAACTGTAAGAGCAGGAGGTTCTCATTTATTATTTCAAGCAGAAGAAGTAATGATTGCTGAAGCAGATACTACACCTAACTTTCCTACATTAGAAGATTTAGTTACTGTAGAAGTAAGACCTTCAGCAACAACTGATGTACAGGTAGAAGTCTTTGCAGGTTTAGTATAATGAAAACAGAAGCTCTTGAAAGATACCTTAACAGCTTTGGGAAACAAGTAGTAAACAGAGCAAAGGGAAATTTACAAAAAGCAAAAGGAGGTGGTACTAATTTAGAGAAGTCTTTAAGCTTTAAAGTAGTTACTTCCGAAGAAGGTTTTAGTGTTCAATTTTATATGGACAGCTATGGTACTTTTGTAGATAAAGGAGTTTCAGGAACTAAAGTAAAAAGAAGTTTCAAAGATTATAAGGGTAAGACAATTTCAAGTCCTTATAAGTACACTACAAAACAGCCACCTAGCAGAGTGCTTGACAAGTGGATAGTAAAAAAAGGAATAGCACCAAGAGATGAAAAAGGAAGATTTATGTCAAGGAAAAGTATATCTTTTTTAATTGCTAGAAGCATTAAAAGAAAAGGAATACAAGGAATAAGCTTCTTCCAAAAACCTCTTATGTTAGGTTTAAAGCAGTTTGGAAAAGAAATGCTAGGAGCAGTAAAAGATGATATCATTAACGGATTAACAACAGTAAAATAAATTATGCCAAATATAATAGAACAAAAACCCAAATATGATGTACTTCCTGTAGGTCAAGATATAATATTTGCAGTTTCAAATGCAACCATAGTAGCAAATCAATTAAAAGTAAAGTTTGTAGCACAGGTTCATATAAGCTCAGGGCAACCACCTACAGCTAGTGATTTGGTAGCAACATTTAAGACTACACCTAATAATAAAGGGGTTGGAATATTTGACTTCAGTAATGTTGTAGAAAATTATGTTAAAGCAGATAATATGGCTTTTGATACTGCTAAGTATAAAAATACTACTGCTAGTGATGTGCCGTTCCCTATTCATTTGGTTGATAACTACTCTAGGAATACAAATAATGTAAGATATTTAGCAATACGATTTAAAATAGAATACTTAGGAGCAGATGCTACCTATCCTAATGTTGTTAGTAATGCTTCAGGTAATTCAGTAGATACAGAAGATTTCCTCTTATTTAATGGGTACTTAAAAGAAACAGATGTCTTAGAATATGGTGGAGCAGCAAATCAGAATTTTGGATGGGATTGGAAAGCTAACTTTAATTTAGATGTTTCAACTCAAAGATTTTTAACAAATGCTCCTTTTGTTCAATCAGCTAACTTAGAAGATTATGGAACATTGGCTTTTTTACAACCTCAAATAAATGACATAGGTGATGAGATAACTAGTATAGCATTAGGGTATGTTGGTTCAGATGGCTCACTTTTAGCTTCTGAAATTATGGATTTAACTTCAGCTAATGGAGCTTTTAATACTTATGATGGAAAAACTAATAAACAAATATTGTACTTTGGTTGCTTCCCTGCTAACTTGAGGGCTTGGAGTACTACTTTTAAAGGTTTAATTACAGCAGGAACAATACAGGGTGGAAAAATT